TATATACTTCTGGAGGGAAGCCAAATTTTCTTTGTTACGGGGTTTACCAGTAAACTCGCCAACGTCCCACGCCCTCAGAGTATCGGAGATGTGAGTAGGAGCCTCGAAGTGCTTCTTTAGTATTTCTACGGTCTGTACCGCCCGTGTTCTATCTGAGGAGATAATGAAGGCTGGTTCGATTCCTTCGAGAAACTTGGAAATTTCCTCTGCGTCTTTAATACCCCTTTTGTTCAAAGGCACGTCAGAATCCCCCCTAAAGTAGTCTTTAGAGTTCAGGTCTGTGTGCCCGTGTCGGATTAAATAAAGAACTTCTTGCATTTAATTCCTAACTTCTTATACCAAGGTTTCCTATCTCTAGCTACTAACTGGACGTTTTCGGCCTGATTACTATTATAATAAAGGGGAAACGCCCTCCATAAATTCCCAGTAATATGAAGCTTCATTATAGCAGAATATAGTGCTTGTTCTAATTTAGTATACAGAGAGTTTTCGTCTGAGGCCGTAATGGAGGGACCAAAATGCTTCTCTTTTATTAGAAGGCGTCCTCCCTCTTTCCAAACTTTTACAGGGAGAGAGATTTCTGTTCCGTCAATACTAAGAAAATAGTCGTATTTTGACTTCATAACTACCTTTCTACTATCCTACCAAAAGAAACTCTACGGTCGTCCCAACAGTAGTTGTACCTGTCGCAGTAAGAGTAAGAGCGGAGATTCCGTTTACAGCGTCTGCCTCGGAGAAGAGAATAATCGACCCGGGGGACAAGGTAAAGACTGCTTCTGAAGAGGCTCCGGTGGGGGTCCAGGTAATAGACACGTTCTGCCCGCTAGTACTAGCCAGATTCTTTATATACAGGAATTGGCAACTCGCGTTAGGGACTGAGACTACGGTTCCGGTTGACAAAACAGGAAAACTCTGCGCGAAGCTAGAAAGATCCCCAGCATAGGCAGAGTTAAGAACTTTACTAAATGTCGTAGAACCGGATATATTATCCGAAAGGGTGATAACCCCTTTTACCGAGCCAGTAACCGCCATAAGTACCTCATTCTAAATAATTTGTCAAGAAAAATTGTAGGGTGGGGAGTAATCTTTGCTGGAATTTTTTAAAAAGCCTTGGCCCGCATTTACGTCAACCTTTATACCACATCGATGTGAATAGGCTTTCCGGTAAACGGAATACGAGGCTAATTAATCTAGAATGTATCCCCGGCCAAGGTTCAACATTTTTGAATCCGGCTAGAAACCACCCTTACAGAAGGAGACAGTTGTTCAGGTGGTGCAAACTTAGACGCGGATTCCGTGCTTTTCCAGAACGGAAAGCAGGGCATCAAATTCTTCACGAGTTGGAGGGGTAGTAACCTTCGCCTCAACAACCGGAGCAGGGGCAGCTTCGGGGGCCACCTCGGGTGTAACTTCTGCAACAACTTCTGTAGTTTCTGTCTTAACTTCGGTTTCGTCTGCCATTATGTATCCTTTTCTTGTTCAAGTTTTTTCTTAGCGTAGTAAGCGTCTGATATTTCTTTTTTACGTTTGCAAAAAGCCTCTCGTTCTTCCGGAGTCATCTTTGCGTAGCGGGCTTTTCCCGCTTCACTCTGCTTCTTACTGGTTGCAGCTTTTTCCTCCGGAGTCTTAGAAAGCATTTTATCGCTTTTCTTCTTGTTTATGGCTGCTTTCTCTTCTTCGGTTTTCTCAGGAATCGGTTCACCGGACGCAGGAAGTAGTCTACCTTGACTATCCCTTTTTCTGTCCTTAATGTTCTCTCGGGATTCTTCCCTTATCTTTTCTACACGATCTGGATTCTGCTCGTAGTAATTTTTCAGGGACTCGCTAATAACTTCTCTGTTCTTTTCATCGGAAAAGTATTCAGTAAGAGTGTTACTAATATCTTGTCTCTGTTTCTCGGAAACCACGTAAACCCGGTTTGGGGTCTTTCCAGTTCTGGCCTTACTCAGGTTAGCACAAGCTTCCGGAGAAAATTTTCTTCCGCGAGACCTATCCCCGTATTCTTTTCTAAGGCCGGGATTATCAATAAACCTTTGTTTATGGGAATTGCTGATTCTTTCTCTAGTCTCTTCTGGAAGCTCGTTTCCTTCTCCGCCATCCTTAAGGTTGTACCCAAATTCTCGATTAGTAGCGTCAAGAATTTTTATCCACCACTTTTCGGCCTCTTTAGCCTCTTCGATAGTTTCCCAGTCTTCTAAAAGAGATACCTCAAAAGAATCTTCCCCGTATTTCCGTATTGCATGATATATAGGATATTTTACTCCACGTCTAGCCTCGCTTTTGTGTCGAAGCCACCTCTGATCTTTTCCCCAACTAGAAAAACCAACATACTTCTTTCCGTTAACTATATTAGTTATTAAATAAACGTCTACCATTCTTCCCTCCAGAAGTTTTGAGTCGGGCGATAGTGGAGGCTACCGCCCTTCTCGGGTTAGCTTCGTGGATCAGACGAAGCGTGTCAATTTCAATCCTAACTACATTATACCACAGTTAGTTCGTCGTGTCAAGTAAAATCTTTCGTTACGAGCAGATTTTTTGGGTCTGCTCGTAAGTCGTTGATTCTATTAGCTGGACGATGTTTGCGATAATACTTTTCTCGCTCTCATCGTTGTGCCGGGGGGAGGAGTAACTACGACGGTTCGTGTTTTGGGAGGGCCGATTAAGGTCCCTGCTTTTCAGCCTCCTGGATCACCCCAGGGCCGCTCTCATAGTCACCTATGAGTCCAGACTCTATCTTTACTTCCAGAGATTTTTTCTTTTTCTCTCGGAAGATGTTCGGCGTATTAGTCGTTACGGATTCTTCTTTTTACGGTTCAAACCTTTTTATTCAGTTTAAACTATCTTAATAAGAAGTCTTTCCTCGGGATTTTCTGTTTCCGATTGCTAGTCATCCACAGGGTTCAACCGATTTAGCCGAATTTTAGTTAAGCACGTTGTTCTTCTACTTAACGTTGTACGAAATCCATCCCGGATTTGTTTTGGAGAAGCCTTGTCAGGTCTTCGTGGTTTCCCACCCTTGGATCACCCCAAGGACACTCTGTAAGTCGCCCTACAGATCAGACTCTATCTTCACTTCTTTAGAAGGCCCAGCGTATTAGTCGTTACGGGTTCTAGAATTTTTCTAGTCTTCCCTCGGTATTGTCTCCTAAGAGAGTTTCACCGATATAGCTGAGTTTTAGATCGGCAGATGGGCTGCTTAAGCAGCGAGTTTACCGATCAGACGGGCAGGGTCCGAAACACTACCACCTTCGGGAGCCATCTGAATGTTAAGCGAATAATTCTTCTTGTTCTTATCCGCTGGGTTAGGTCCGAGGAAGATACTCAGGAGAGCATCGTCGCCGAAAATGTATGTTGGGTAATAAAGATTCGAACTAATGGTAACCGCAGCCGCAGTCGTGGTGCTCTTGAACTTGATACCCGCGAACTCCAGAGGAGCGTCACGATCCAAGCCCTCGAACAGCTTCTTCTGCGTGTCACCCTGACGCTTCATAATGTCAGTCAGACCATTGAAGCTAGCGTCGTTGTACAGGTCATGCACTACCAGGGGATTAATCACGCCTGCATAGGTGTTATCCTCGAACGGACGGACGTTCACCGACTCAAGTTGCTGGGCGATGGTACGCAGGTTAGAAGCGGTAAGATAGGTACCCGCAGCAAGCTGCTGGTTGACCGTATTATCAATACCGTTCAGAGCGTCGGCCGAGGTACTAACCAACTGATTCAGGGTGAGGGCGAGGCGGTAGTTCATTTCCTCTGCAAGCGAAGACAACGCGCCCTTGTCGTCAATCGCTGTATCCAGGAACAGGTCAGAGCTATTGGTATAATCCGCGTACTGGCCAATCGTTGCCTGGATCTTAACTGCACTCTCAGGAACGGGGGAGCCGACAAAACCTTCAGTCGTCTGACCAACGTTTGCACCCAAGAGGTTGTAGGAATAGAACTGAATCACATTCCCAGAGTGAAGTGGCAGAGGCCACTGTTTCGTGCAACCCAAGAAAGGGGTACTCGCCTTCAAGTTCGGGATGCTCTTCCGTTCGTAATAAACTGCCAGTGCATTAGGAAAGTTGCCACTAGCGACGGTATTAACTGCTGGTGTATAGGCCATTAAGACCCACCTTATTTATTGTTGCTGTCTCATCTGCTGCAACTGGGCTTGAGCAATCTTTCGAAGCTGGTCCAGAGGTAGCGTTTGGAGATCGGTGGCTGTCAGCTTCTTCGGTTCTGACTCCGCAGTAGGGGTACTACTTTTGGAGGAGAATCCTAGAACCACTGGCTGTCCGGAGTTCGCTGCAATACGCGGGGCGGGCTGTTCGGATGGGCGTACAATTGTCGCCACTGGTTGGGGTTGGGGTGTCGGGG